TATAATAGCATTGTTAATAATTGAATTAATTAATAAATAAAAAAGGAATAATAAAATGAAAATAACAATAAAAGAAAGCATGTTAATAAGGAAGTGTTTGGGGAATTATGTATCTAGTCAATTATTAGACTATGATAAATCACCTATGTTTAATGATTTAATGCTTAGGTTAAAAGACTTTGAGAAAAGGCAATATAATTGCTTTGAAAAGCCTCAAAAACAATGTTTAAAGATATTAAATAGAAAGGCACTTAATAAAGAATTAAAAAAATATAATTATCAAACTATATGTAATAAAAAAGTGCTTAATATGATAGAAGAAGAAAATAAGTGGAACATTGCAATAAGAAAGATTAATAATAATATAACTTTAACTAACAAGTGAGGTGATAAAATGAGTAGAAAAGATTACATAAAACTAGCAATGATTATAAAAGATAATACATTAATTAACAATAATCTTGTTGAAGTAATGAGCAAGAAAAGGTTTATTAATGATTTATGCGACATATTAAAGCAAAACAATAATAACTTTGATAGGTTGCGTTTTATTAATGCGTGTAATCATGATTAATTAGCCTCAATATCCCACCTTAAGCCAACCAATATAAGCGCCTCACGTTATTAGTGGGGCGTTTCCTTTTCGAAAAAAGAAGACAAAAAATAATAAAAGATATATTGCGTGAAATTTCAACCTAATTTCAACCCCATAGAGAGCAATTCGCATCGTATCGCTTGAAAGAAACAAGCACACGCATTCTAATATTATTTTTCAACTTTTTCTAACTTTAATAACTATTTCTTTTTAGGAGAGATTTTAGGTTCTTATATTAAATTGCTCTTTTGGTGAATGTTGTTGAAAGGATAGAGAGATATTACCCCTGTACAATCAAGTCAGAGCCTCAAAATCCTTTGCAACTTTGCTCTTCTGGAGCCATGCTGCCTTTTGGATATGTTTTTAGCGAATAAACTAGAAACACGGACAATTATCAGCTTCGGGTTATTCCCCTAGAATCGTCCTCAATTGCCTTAGAGTTGGACTGTAGCTTAGATTCACCCCTTATTGTAGCTACTTTTTTCAACATAAACGCAACAAGTATTAAACCAAACCATTTATGCGAGGGTTAATTTAGTCTAAATTTTTTTAAAAACAAAATTATGATTATATTATTGCATGGATTTCAAAAAAGTCAAAGGAGTTAACCATTATTTATACGACTCAATTCAAGAATTTAGGCTACATCACCCTAATACGCCCTTAAACGAGAATTGGCGAAAGGCAAAAGAAGGCGAATGGGTGGTAACAGACGACCAAAATGTGTGTCAAATCCTAAAATGCTACAATTTAAAGATAAATATGTCCAAAAAAGTTACAAAATGCGTAAGAACCGTCCTTGGAACCTTTAGAGTAGACAATATGAACGCCAAATTGCTTGGTGAGGACGGAATAGCAGAGAATATATACACATTTTCAAGAACATATAAGGCTTTTAAGCAATATCAGAAGGATGGGCTAAACCCCAAAGAGTTTGTATTTGCTAGATATGTGGCTGAGGGTATGGAAATTACACAGGCATACAAAAAAGTATTCAAGAAATCAAAGAGTAGTGAATATATTGCCAGCTCAGCCAAACAATTAATGAAAAAAGAAGAGGTTCAAACTATGGTTAAAGAAGAAATAAAGAAAACGCTGCAAGAAGAAGGCATTACGCCTGATTGGATATTGGCAAAATATAAAGAGATTGCCGACCTTGCAGACAAAGATTCTGATAAATTGCGCTCATTGGAGTCATTATCTAAGATATCAGGATTATTTGATACTGAAACAAAGCAAGAACAACTTACAGTATGGTCTGGTTTTACTGATGAACAAATGGAGGCCCTAAAAGATGGTGGCAAGACAGAGCTCATTGCGCACAAAGAAAAAGAAGCCTAAGGACCCCTGCCCTATATGCGATAAAGACCTTCATTTAAATTCTAGTTTTACTAAAAGAATTGGCTTGATTGACAAAGATAGGGAGGTTACAGGGTGGATTTGTCCTGAATGTGATAGTGAATTTGATTTAAATGATAATATTGTGTATATTTATGGCGAGAATTCTATACAAGGAAAAGCTTAAAGGAGAAAAATTATGCCAATAGGGTATGGGTACGGTCCCGGAAGTACAAGCATGGGGACTTATAATTGGGGTTATGGCTCTGGCGCACCGCAAAGTGGAGCTGGAGGAAATATTGGACAATGGGAGCAATGGGGTGAAGCCTTGCAAGGCCATCTTGGTTTTGGAGGAAGTATGGGTGGAGACGCTTATAATCAGTACTTGCTAGAGCAACAAGACCCATTTAGTGGCGGACAGCAAGGAGATACTTATGAAAATGTTCTGGATGTTCATCTAGGTCTTACGTCTGGAGAGCTTCCCCCAGATGAAGCCCAGGGAGTAATAGATGATATTGTTAATCCAGGCGTCAGCAACTGGGCTTTTGACCCAACAACTTTAACAGGAATTACCCCTTTGTTTGGCGAGGGATTTAATCCATTTGGCAATTTAACCAATACAGGTAATGTTCCCCCACCAACCCCAGGAGATATGGCTTTTGGAACTACTGGGATGGATTTAAGTGGAGTTAATATTGGAATGCAGGGCTTGAATCCTGGAGATGCAGGATATATGACTCAAGATGAATATTTTGACCATATTAATCCATATAGTGATTGGGGGGATGATATTGGATATGACCCAGAACTTATAGGTCAATTTTTAGAGGAGAATGAACAGGCATACCTTCAAAACTTTGCAAATACCCTTTTAGACCAAGGTGGTTTAGACCCACAATATGTTGAGTCAGGACTTTATGGAACAGAGGGAATACACGAAGGGGCTATAGGACAAGAACTTCAAAATATGATTGATGAGGGAGAATCTCCATTTGCTATCTCACAATGGCTTCAAGAGCAGTATTTGATGGAATCTGCTTCTGATGTTATAAAGGAAGATTTTGCTGGACAATTTGGAAGTAATATACAGCCTGGAGAAAGCGTTCAAGACTTTGATGTTGATGTGAGTAGTGTTCCCCCAACAATATTAAATAATGTTCAAAATATGATTAATGAGGGGGCGACAGCAGCTCAAATACAGGCATACTTACAATCCATGGGAGGAAGATACGAAGGAATAGGAGAATTGGCCGACTTTATTGGAGGAGGCGGCATAGGAGGAACTTCAGCTAAGGACCTATACTATCCTGGGCAAGATTCAGGATTTGCTGGAGTTGGAGAAGGTATTACAGGTAAGGGCAAAATGGAACCAGTACAGTCTACTCTTGAGGGACTATTGAAAAAAAGAAGAGGATAAAGAATGCCAAAATTCGGAAAAAGCTCAAAAAGACGATTAGCAACATGTCATGAAGACCTTCAAGAAATATTTAATGAAGTAATTAAATACTTCGATTGCTCAGTATTATGTGGGCATCGTGGCGAAGAAGACCAAAACAAAGCAGTTGAATCAGGACATTCAAAAGTTAAGTGGCCAAATGGTCGTCATAACCATAATCCGTCAATTGCTGTTGATGTTGCTCCATATCCCATTAATTGGGAAGATAGAGAGCGAATGACTTACTTTGCTGGAATGGTAATGGGAATTGCCAAAGCAAAAGGTATTGGTCTTAGATGGGGTGGAGATTGGAATCAAAACACAGATTTAGAAGATAATGGTTTTGATGACTTGCCTCATTTTGAATTAACTAATATATAAAATGAATTATTCTATTAGTGATATGATTGAGCTCGCATTAGAGTCTAGGAATAAATTAAATCAAAAAGACATATTCAATCCAGATGATAGTAAGCTATATGACCCTGAAATAATATCTTTAATTGACTCTCTTTCAAATGAATTTATGATGGGAAATACTCCAGAAGTATATAACTACATTGGATTAGCGGAATCAAATAATAACCCTCTTGCAGAAAGTAATCTTTCGGAAGCAAAAGGAATATATCAATTTACTCCTGATGCAGTTGAATCTACAAAAAGAAGTGCAAAAAGAAATGTGGGATTTGATGATGATTATATAGATGCAATTCCAGACAATCCTACTAAATGGACTCAGGAGCAAGCTAATGTAATGCTTACATCTTATTTGTTCCCGAAAGAAGTTAAAGGGAAGCCAGGATTTGTTGATAGGTTATTAAAAGAAGTATTCAAGGAAGACCCTAAAATAGAGGACTGGGAAGCTTTATATAGATTGCATCATACCAATCTTGATAAAACAAAATATCTTGATGAAATAACAAGAAATATAGAAAGAGCTTCTAAGCAATATAGATAATGGCAAATTTAAATCTTAATGGGAATGTTTCAAAAAATGAAGAGACACTTCAGCTTGCACATTCAAATTTAATCACATTTGGTAAACTATTTTCACCTCAAGACTTTTTGGCAAGCGCAACTCCAGATTTTCATATTGATGTAGGAAAGCTACTGATTGATAAGTCAAAGCAGCAATTAGCCCTTGTTTTACCTAGGGACCACGCAAAATCTACTTTGGCAGCCACAGCTGTATTATATAGGTTTTTATTTGCAACCAAAGAAAGGCCTGAGTTCATTGCATGGATTGGTGAAGCTCAAGACCAGGCACGTGATAACTTAAATTGGATTGCTAATCATATATATTCTAATCCTGCTATTCATTATTATTTTGGCGACCTTCAAGGAGATAAGTGGACCAAAGATGAATTTACTCTTAAAAATGGATGCAGAATGATTGGAAAGGGAACATCTCAAAGACTTCGTGGTAAAAAACAATTATCTACTCGTTATACAGGAATTATACTTGATGACTTTGAATCAGAGCTAAATACTAAAACCCCTGATTCTAGAAGACAAATTAAAGAATGGGTTACTGCAGCAGTGTATCCTGCGATTGATTTTGATAAAGATGGATTTTTATGGTGCAATGGTACGATTGTGCATTATGATAGCTTTCTTAATGGCTTAGTTAAAGGTAGTCAAGAAGCCGAAAAGACTGGAGAGGAATATGCTTGGGATGTATTTACACGAAAAGCATTAGAAGATGGAAAGCCTATATGGCCTTCAAGATGGCCAATCAAAAAATTAGAAGAACGTAAACAATTTTATATTGATTCAGGAACTCCAGCAAAATTCTATCAAGAGTATATGAATCAAGCTAAATCTCCTGAAGACCAAATATTTAGTGAGGAGGATATAAATGATGGAATTTATCAAGGAAATGCAAGGTTTGATGAGGCGGCTGACTCATGGTATATACAATTTGCTGATGGGAATAAAGAATACATTAATATATATATTGGTGTTGACCCCGCTTCCACAATTAGTGCTAGGAGTGATTATTCTGTTATTATGGTTCTTGGCGTTACTGCCGAATTTGATTATTATGTTATTGAGTACTGGCGTAAAAGAGTCTTACCAATGGAATGTGCCGATGAGATATTTAAAATCGCTAAACAATACTCGCCAATACGAAGAATAAATATTGAAACAATTGCATATCAGGAAATGCTAAGAGACTATATAATGAAAAGAAGTAAAAGTGAAGGGTTGTTCCTTCCTGGGATTGAAAAAGGAATTAAGAATTATAACTCTAAGAAGAAGGATAGATTGTTTGAGGGATTGCAGCCAATGTTTAAACAGGGGGCAGTTCATCTTAAAAAACAACATCATGAATTTATTGATGAATTAATTGATTTTCCTAAAGGCTCTCATGATGATGTGATTGATGCATTCTACTTAGCAACTCAATGGGCTAAAGGAAATGCGAAGGCTGGGGCAACTAAAAAAGAAAAAGATGGAAAGGGTAATTGGTATAAACCTAGAAAGATGTATGATTGGATGACTGGAAGAAGAATATGAGTCGATTTGTTAATTATAACTGTTTATTAGTATATTATCTACTGTGATTAAAGAAGATTTTAGAGCAAAAGAAATAAGAGAGACTTTTGACCGTTGGCATAATGCTCGTGAAGACTGGGATGTTGCTGCAAGAGAAGATATTGATTTTTATTTAGGCAATCATTTTTCTGGAGAAGAGGCAGATGAATTGGCTTCTCGCAATCAGTCAGCCGTACCAATGGATAGGCTTTATTCTGCGATTGAGCAGTTTAAGGCAATCATAACATCTAAACCACCAAAATTTTCAGCTGTTGGCAGAGAAGACTCTGATAACAAGCTTGCAAATGTATGGAAAGTTATTCTTGAATATATTTGGGATATATCTGATGGTGATGAACAATTTAAGCAAGCAGTTCATGATTATACGGTTACAGGTCTTGGCTATTTTTATGCATACATAGATAAAGAAGCCGATTATGGAAGAGGTGAGGTTAAGTTTAAGCATCTTAATCCATTTAAAGTATATGTCGACCCTAATTCAAGAGAAAGATATTTTGGAGATGCTTCTGGAATAATGGTTTCTAATATAATGAGCAAGATGCAAGTTATTGATGCATATCCTGAACTTGGTCAGCCAATTGAAGAAGGAAGTGAAGAACTATTAATTGACCAAATTGAAACTGTTTCTGAAGAGGATTGGCCAGATAATTCAAATAAAAGAACAATGGATTCATTTACACCTGATGTTGTTAAAGATTATGATTATCAAGGGTCAAGTGAAAAATATAGATTAATTGAATATTATTCTAAAGTTAAAGTTCCATATTATAGATTATTAGATAAAAGAAGCAATCAAGAAAAAATTATACCACAAGAACAATTTCAGGCAATGCAACAAGATAAGCAATTCTTAAATGCAATTGATAAAGGCTTAATCGATTTTGTTGAGGTTCAACAAACAAGAATTAGGCAAACAGGCACTCTTGGTCAAATAGTTTTATATGATTCTGTTTTAGATACAGATATATATCCTATTGTTCCTGTTCCAAATATATGGACAAATACTCCATATCCGATGAGTGATGTTAGAAAGAATAAAGATTTTCAAAGGTTCCTTAATAAGGTTGTATCATTAATTACCTCTCACGCACAGGCAAGTTCTGGACTCAAACTTCTTATACCTCAAGGAAGTGTTCAAGATATTGAAGAGCTCGAAAGAGATTGGGCAAATCCGAATGCCACCCTCGAATATGATGCATCCTTTGGGGAACCGCATTTTCCAGCACCACAAGCATTATCTCCTTCAATTATGCAGTTACCTGCAATGATTGAAAAATATATTGATTTAAATATGGGGATATTTGAAATGATGCAGGGAAATGCTGAGGTTGCTCCAAGAACATCTTCGGCAACTATGATGCTTGAAGATTTTGGACAAAGACGCTCTAAATCAAAGCTTAGAGATGTTGAAGGCTCTTTAAAAAGAATTGGGAAAGTAGTTTATAATTTAGCTAAATCTCATTATAATTTTCAAAAAACATTTAGAATATCTCAGCCTAATAATGATATAAATGAATATACTGTTAATAAAAGACTTTACGACGATAAGTCAAAAGAATTGCAAACAATTGAAAACGATGTATCTGTTGGCCAATTTGATATTAGGGTTATAGGAAACTCAACTATGCCTTCTAATAAATGGGGAGAATGGGAAATTTATATGCAAGCATATCAGTCAGGTCTTATTGATAAAGTGGAGGCACTCAAGAAAACAGACATATTTGATAAGGAGGGTGTATTGCAGAGAACAGATATGATACAGCAATTACAGCAAGCGCTAGGACAAGCGCAACAACAAATTAAGAAAGTTTCAGGCGACTTACAAACAGCTCATAGAGAGTCAATACAGGCACGTAAGCGTACTGAGGTAGAAAAATTCAAAGCAGAGCTTAGTAAAGAGTCTTCTTCAAGGAAGGCTGAAGATAAGCTTGCTATTGGTAAGTTAAAAGATGCGGTCAAACTTGAGTCAGAGAAATTACGTTTAGGTAGTCAAGCTCAATTACGACAAGAGAAATCGCAAAAGGAGAAGAAAGAATGACAGACGCATATGAAGGCGGAAATCTTCCTGAGGAAGGTCAACCCGTTGATAATGTAGGGCAAGATGAAGGACAAACAGTAGCAGAGAGTTCTGTACAGAATTTGGAAGAACAGGTCAAGTATTTCCAGTCTGAAAAGGATAAACTCGCTAATGAAAATCAGAATCTAAAGAAATACGAAGCGATTGGGAAGTTACTCCAAGGAAGACCAGATATTGCAAATACAGTTGCAGCGATGGTTCAAGGTGGAAATAATGGACAACCCGTTGGCCCGCAACGTGTTGAATTAGAGAAAGATGAATTTGACCCGTGGGAAGCCTATAATGACCCTAAATCTAAATCGTATAAGTTCAGACAGCAAGAGCTACAAGACAGTATTGGACAAGCAGTAAATCAAAGGATGGCAGGTGTAATGAAACAACAAGGAGTTCAACAATTAAAGGGAAACCTTTTGCAGCAAGGATTAACTCCTTCTGAAGTTGATTCTTTTATGAACTTTGCATCAAAAAATCCTGGAGAGTATGGCGTTGAAGGTGCTGTTAAAATGTGGAGAGCTGTTATGAACGAAGGCCAAGGCACAGTTACAGAAGAAAACCCACTTGACAATGTTCGACAAACGCAACAAGCCCCAACACCTGGTGGCATATTGCAAGGTCAACAACCTCAAGTTAAAACTGAAAAGGATGGCATGTGGGATTCAATTGTAAGTGCTGGTAGCCGCACTAACGTTTTAAAATAAAATAACTAAGGAGAATAATAATGGCTACTTATAATAGTGGACAAGTAAAATTTGGAACTCCTGGTGGAAGCACAGTCGATAGTGCCAGTCTTGGCACAAGACGTTTATACGACTTTAGCGATAGGGTCGCAGAACTGTCACCAGAAGAATCTCCATTTTTCGTATACTTGTCAAAAGTTGCAAAAGTACCAACATCAGACTCTCAGTTCCGTTTCTTAGAAGACAGAACAAAAGTACATATCACTGATAGAAGTTTTTTCATAGATGGAGCCCAAACATTGGCAGCTCCAGGTGGAAGTACAAGCGTTACTGTTGAATCTGCAAAAGGAAGTTCTGATAGTACTGGAAATGTAAAATGGCTTATAAAAGGCATGGTGGTGCAATTTGCTCAAAATGTAAATGCAGGAGCCGATACAGAGGCAATAACTCAAGGTATTGGTAGAATAGAAAGCGTTACTCATAATGCTGCAGACACAACAATAAATGTTACTACGATTCAAGCATCAGCTGGAGATAGTTCAACAACTACTCTTGACGATGAAGGTGAAGCTGTAGTAATTGGAACTTCTTATGAAGAAGGCTCAGGAGCTCCTGATGTATGGTCTCAAAAGCTTGATAATGATTATGGTTATACCCAAATCTTTAAAACAGCTTGTGAAATGTCAAATACAGCAAGAGCTACAGTATATCGTGGATATGCTGATGAATGGGCACGATTATGGAATCTTAAATTAAGAGAACATAAAGTGGACATTGAAAGAGCAATGCTTTTTGGCATGAGAGGTACTCAAAATGGTATCTATTATACTGATGGAATTGTTGGACATATTCTTAAAAATGGCACAGCTACAGATGGCTCTATTGGGAGCTATTCTGAAGGGGTTCCGTATTTAGGAACATTTGCTGCATCAGAATTAACTTATGACGGGCTTCTTGGAGCTTTTGAAGTTATGTTTGACCCTGCAAGAGGAGGTTCAAGCAGCAAATTATGCTTAGCTTCTCTTCCAGTAGTGTCTCATTTCAACAAACTAAGTGGATTTATGGAAAATAGTTTAGTTGCAAATGAAACTATATATAACTTTGAAGCATCTAAAGGTGCGTTTGGTCATAAAGTTATGAAGGTTGAAACTGTTCATGGTGATTGCTCAATAGTAAAAGAACCATTGTTTAGAAATAATGCTTCTGGACATATGGCTTTTGTTGACTTAGACCATGTATCGTACAGGCCATTGGTTGGTAACGGTGTTAATCGAGACACTTCAATCACAACAAATGTGCAACAGGCAGACGAAGATTTGCGTAAGGATATGATTCTTACAGAAGCAGGTCTTGAAGTATCTCTTCCTGAAACACATGCGTTGATAAATCTGGAGGCGTAAATGAGAAGTGATATATTAAATAATAATAGCATAAATAGTAATGTTGAAGCTAAGTTGCTTTCAATAGCATCTGCTTATACAGTTTCTCAAGACCAAAGCGGCTCTATATTAGAAATTGATGCAGGCACAGGTTTTACATTGACTCTTCCTGAAGCAAAACGTGGACTTAAATATAAAGTTATATTTAAGGTAGGTGGAACTGATGGAAACATGAAAATCGCAGCAGCTTCTGGAGATGCATTTTATGGTAAAATTGTCGTAAATGACAATGCTGACGATAAAATAGCAGTCCAAGCCTTAACATTTGCCACAGTTACAAACTCAACAGATGAGGCCAGCTATGACACAATGACCTTTGATGGAGATTCAAATACTAGCGGATGTACTGCTGGAGATGTTGTTGAGCTTATAGCTTGTGATGATAATGCTTGGTTTGTTCATGCAAGTTTAATGACTACAGGAACACCTTCTAGCGTTGCTGTTATCGGTGCTTCATAAACCAAATAAATAAGGTTTAATAGTTTTGTAGAACTATGGAGTGGGTCGTATAAAGGGCTCACTCCAAATCTACTAAGAATTTTATAACATTTAACGGAGAAATTATGGCAATTGTTTCAAAAACATTCATACAAGATGCTGATGCAAATACTAATGCTGTATCAGGCTCTCTTGCAAAAGCAGTTGAAGATTATATTACAGGTCTAGCAGCTGACCCAGGCCTTGCAGGTTCAGCAGGTGCAAGAGAAATAGAAGTATCATGCACTGCTTTAAGCGGTGATAGAGTTTTTGTTATTGTAACTGCAGAAACATCGTAGGGAGAAAATATGGCACAAAGATTTGATGCTAAAACATTTATAACAGATGCAAATGTCGCTGACCAATCTGATAGTGGTTCTCTTCCAGATTCAATAGAGAATTATCTTCAGTGGGGTCGAACAAATGATGCTATTGTAGCAATATCTTCATGTAAACTTAGTGGGGATAGAATATTTACAATAGTTATACATGACAACGATTATCTTTCAGGTGGTGGATAATGCCTAAGAAGAAACGTAAAAAATATGTTGTTGGTGGCAACATCAAGGGACCATCTCATGACAATGGTGGAGTTATCATTGAAGCTGAAGGTGGTGAATATATAATTAATAAGAAAGCAGTCAATCCCAGGACGGAGGCTGTTTTGGAATATATCAATACTCATGGTAAATTACCACCAGTATTTGATGCAAGAAAAAGAGGAGGAAAGTAATGCCAAAAGTAGGAAAAATGAAGTTTCCTTATACTGAACAAGGTATGAAAGAGGCTGTAAGTTATGCAAAAAATTCAGGCAAACCAATGCAAGTTGAGGGAAATTATAGACATGGAGGAATGATTCCAAAATATAATCTTGGAGGAATGGTTCCAAATCGACCAATCAATCCAAGATTTCGATATGGTCTTGGAAATCGCATGAGCCCAGCTCAAGCAAATATGCTAAGAAATAGATTAGCAAAATTTAAAAAGGGAATAGTATAAAGAAATAATGCCAAGAAAGATTTTCATATATGACAAAGACAAAGGCAAGGTTGTTGAGGCTAAGCATGCTCCATTAAAGCATAATAACACAAAAGACTATGTTAATATGAGAACAACTTGGAGCTCTCAAACACAGGTTGAATTTAGCCAAACAACAATTGACCAAGATATCGCTGAAAGGAATGCTAGATAGTGGCAACATTAAGTGCACAAATACAGGCATTAGCTGGAACTGGCACAGGGTCAGAAATGGCTGATTGGATGACTGATGGAGCAAGAGAAATTATTAATATTCTTCCTACTGAGTTAAAAGAAAAGTGCTCACAGATAACTTCATTGACTGATGGTAATGGGGTTGATATGGATGGATTTGGAGATGTTTTACATGTTACTAGGGAAACAGGGAATACTACCACAATATATGCTCCATGTAGAAAAATTCCCTCAATGTATGGTGGTATGGCAGCTGATTCTAGCTCTTTAATGTATTATGGTACTGCAACTGACCCAGTGTATTGGATTGAAAGCAATTCTTCAGACCATTCAAAACTATTTATAAAACCTGACCCTACAGCATCTCAAGATGCAAAAATTTACCATATTGGGTATCCATTATTTACTACTGGAGACACTGAGACATGGGATATAGCACAAAAAACTACAATAACTAATTTTCCTGATGAGGCCGAATATTTAGTTGTGTTATATGCAGCAATTAAAGTATTACAGAATAAGATGAATGAAAAATCAGGTGATTTGCCAAGCGATATATCTGATATTGCATTAAATGTAGTATCAACATCATTACCATCATATACAGCTCCAAATGATTTTGTTTTACCTCCGTCACCCTCAGGAGCAAATGTTAGTTTTTCTGAGGTAGGAAGTGTCGAAACTTTCGTGGCTCCTATTTTTAGTGCGCCATCTTTATCAACAATAAGTTCTATTACTTTACCAGTTATCCCAACTCCACCAGTGGCACCATCTTTTACAAATATAAGTGGAAGTACTATTGGAGATGTGACAGTGAGTTCAACTTCAGTTTCAAATGTTGGGACCCCTCCAACTTATACAGCCCCCACTGTTGGCGGAACTGCTGATGAGTTAACTGATATAACTCAATTAGATGGTGAAAATACAATAGATGATTTTGATGGAAACGCTATTGAAATTGACCAATGGTTTGCAACTGTAGCGCATCTTATAGAAGACGAAGAAGATATAGAATTAGCTTCAGCTCAATTACAAAAAATACAAACTTATGTTGGTGCTTATCAAGCTCAGATGCAAAATAATTTACATACTTTTAATAAAGAGAATGCTGCATATCAAGCAAAACTACAAGAATCAATTCAGCAAGCTCAAATCAATGCTCAAAAAGCACAAAAAGATGCAGACTTATCAAGGCAAGATGCTATTCAAACAGCTAATTTAACACTTCAAGAAGAAAATCAAGAATATGCAGCTAAGCTTCAAAAATATAGTTCTGAATTACAAGCTTATCAAGGTCAGGTTAATGCAGAAATTCAGAAATGGAATAGTGATACCTTTGGAAAGCCTTATAAAGAATGGATTCAAAAATATCAGGGACAATTACAAGAATATGGAACAGATGTTCAAAAAGAGACAGTAAGAGTTCAAGCTTCTTTAGCTGATTATCAAGCTAAAGTAAATAAAGCCTTACAAACATATCAAGCTGAAACAGGTTATGATATGAGAAAATATCAAGCTGATATACAGGCCAATGTTCAAAAATTTAATTCAGATTTAAGTAAAGCATCTGCAGATTTTACAAGAAATTTGCAAAAATATTCAGCTGAAGTACAAAAAGTATCTCAAGATAATCAATCTTCATTAGCAAAAAATGCTCAAAATATTCAAAATTATAATGCAAAGATTCAAAAACATTCAGTTGATTATCAATGGTATCAAAGACAACAAGTAAAATTACAACAAGATTATAATCAAGGAATACAATTATTAATTGGTGGGGGAAGACCTCCACAACAACAACGAGGAGAAAGATAATGGCAAGTAGAATAGACTTTGCTGTATCCGCTACCCCAATACATACACACACTGCTGGAGAAGGTCAGTCTAATGTTGACTCTATAGCAGGGGATGTTGGAAAAAGTTTAGGTGGAAGTGGAAGTATAGCTCATACATGGGGTTCGACAGTTGGATATGGAAGCGGGAGTCCAACACTCGTAGCTGCAGGCACTAATTATGCAGTAGGGCAGACAGCATTAACACTCGGAACTTTTACAAGTGCTAATTTTATTTTTATAAAGCATTCAGGATTTCTATCTAATGGGACAACTGCATCGACTGTTGATTTAAAAATCACTATGGCAGCTACTGTGGCAGACGCAACTACTGTGGCAGTATTGGGCCCAGGAGAGGCAATCATTTTACCATATGGGTCAGATACCGTAACGCCAACACTTTTTGCTGCTGCTAATGGTGAGGCAGTTGGTGTAGAAGTTATGGGTGCTATAGCTTAGGAGCTAAATAATGACAGCTAAAAACATAATAGAGCAAATTGAAAGAATATTTGGAAGGCAACCTGAACAATACATGTTTCAATTGATTAATGATGCATTGGATGATATTGCGGCTCAAAAACAGCATCGCACAGTATCTAAAACCACTAATTTAATAGGTTATGATAGATGGTATACTCTTAGCGATGATGTAATAGACATTAAAAGAGTTGAAATAAAAGATACTAATGATAGGTATATAATGATACCAAAACTAGCAGACCCTCACAAATTATTAAGAGGAGATACAGACGATACAGATAGTAGTTGGTCAGATACTGATGCAGGAATCGATTCACTAACTTAGGAAATTTATGGCAACAGATAAAAGAACATATCCAAATGATAATTTTGCATGGTATAATGATGATGATAGATTGGCTATTTTATGCGAAGACAATACGTCAACATCAGGAGAAAGAACCACAGAAAGATATGATACATATCAGGGGGCCGATGTTTCAGCGGGAATAAGAATAACATATCATTCTAAATACGCAACAATTGATGCTCAAACTGAAGATTTAAAATCAACTGCAGGATTAGACAGTGGATTACATCCAATGGTTGTTTGTTTTATAAAAGCAAGAATGTTTGAAGATGTTGGAGATATGGAAAGAGCAAATTATTTTAGACAGATGTACGAAAAGGGTGTACATCAATACCCATTAAGAAAATCAGGAGTAAGGGCATTAGCTGTCCCAAGACTATAATGGCTGAAAAAATAGATGATATATTAAAAAGAGAAGTAGAATCATATAATGCTTTAAATAAAGAGAAATCTGAGCTAGAGAATAAGCTTGGAGGAATCAATCAAGAAATGCTTAAAATACTTGGAAAAATTGAATTATTGCAAGACATGAATAAACCAAAAGAAAAGGATAAAAAATAATGGATATTTTAAAAACTATGGGGGTTGGACTGACAGGTATGGGAGTTACATGGATTGAATGGTTGCCTGTAGTTGTTAGAGTAGCTGTTGGACTTGCTTCGCTTGTGTATTTGTTTCTAAAAATACATAATGAACTAAAAAAATAGGTTTTTATGAGTAAAGATAAAGGCGTTGTAAAACGTGTATTCGTAACGCCAGATAAACATTTTCCACTACACGATAAAAAAGCAATAAATGTAGTGAAGAAAGCAATAGAGATTGTAAAGCCTGATGTCTATATAGATTTGGGTGATGTAGGTGAGTGGCATGGTTGCTCTCATTGGCAATGGAAGAAGAAGAGAAGGCCACCCATAGAGTATCAGTTACCGTTTATTGACAAGGATATAAAAGATGTTAATGCTGGAATGGATTTAATTGATGAATCTTTAGATAAGGCTAATTGTAAAGAAAAATACATGATTGAAGGTAATCATGATGATTGGATGAATCGTTTTGTTGATGAGAATCCATATT